GGTGAGTTCATGTCAAAGAAACTTAGGGGATGGGAGGGTCCGGGAGGGAAGGGGAGAGGATTGTTTGACCAAAGTTTCCCCCGGGGACTTTCCAGGGGGTAAAAGTTCTCTCGAAATCTTCCCCCGGAGGAAAAATATGGGGGCGGGCGATGCAGGAGGGGGGCCATTTTGGGAGACCCCTCCCCCCTACCCTTGATCGTGGAGGCAAAAAAAAAGGAGAAGCCATGTACCGATGGAGCGACCCGAGGCCGAACGCTGCGACTATCACTGCTCAGTTGGGGGAGAACTGAGTGGACCGTCTGCGTCCGACCTCGGGCCGGTCTATGGTTGGTAAGCCGTCATCCATTGAGGATCAATCCTCGCTGGGTCGGGCCACCTTGATGTGCATTCCTGACACGTTCTCCCTCACGATCTCATCGATCGCGTCGTCGACTTCCGAATCGTTTACTGAATCCGGAAGATCGTCCGATACCTTGGCCACTCGGGCGAGGAGGGCAAGGGAGTTGTAGTGGGCCAGGTCCCATGCGAACCAGGCATCCCATTCGCTGTGTGGATTGAACGGGTTGTCCGAGGTGCTGAGTAGGTAGTACTGGGTATCTCCCATCAGACACCTCCCTGATCGATGGCTTCCTTGAGGGTGGACGTAGAGATGCCGAGTTGATCGGCGATGTCCGCGAGTGAGTACTTGTCGTTACGCAGCATCAGGATCGCCCTGTTGAGGTCGGCCGTGCTGAGCTTCGGCTTGTCCTTGGGCGTGGCCAGTTCCCTGACCTTGTCGATGTCTGCGTTGGACAGGATCTCGTCGAGCTTCGTCTTGGTGATGGCACCGGCCTGGATGGCCTCCCACTGACGAGGTGTGATCTCGATCAGCTTCTTACCAGCACCAACCCTGTTCCTGGCGTTCTGGAGTTCCTTTGCCTTGAGCTTCTTGATCTCAGCGTTGTCCATCTCGGGCGAAGCATCCTTCTTCATGCGGAAGGAGGCGTTCGCAACGACCTGGGCGTACCGCTCAAGGGGGGCGTTCCTTTTCGCCAGCCGGAGATCTGCGTCGAGCTTCTTGACTTCCTCGGCGTAGACCTTGGCTGCGGAGGGGGAGTACTCGATGTCCTTGGCGCTCAGCATGGCGAGGCGGGCCTCGTTAGCCAGTTGCTTCAGACGGTTCGAGTGCTCGGCGTAGATGTGCTCGATCTTGGTCCCGGAGGACAGCGTGTGAGCATCATCAGTCTCGGCGAGCTTGGTTGACTTCTCGTACTTCTTCTTGCCGGTGTAGTACTCAGCACCCGTCTCGACGTAGACCTTCTTACCGGTCTTCTTGTCGATAGGGCCACCTTCCTTGGCCGAGCGTGCCTTACGATCCAGCACACGGGCCTCAGAGGATGCAGCCGACACGACAGTGGACGCGCCACCCTGTGAGGACTTCTGGTACTTCTTCATGAGTTGAGAGATGCCGTTGTCACGAGCAGACCGTCGCCAGTCGAGCTTGTGCTTCTCGGCATCGATGACCACCATGGAATGGCGGACGGCGCGAGAGATCTCTTCGTTCGGTGCGCCCTTGATGGTCATGTCCGTGATGAGGTTGGACACAAGACCCATCTGCATGGCCTTGGTCTTGGGGCTCATCTCAGGCATACCTTCGTAGCCCTTGTAGTCGCGCTGAGGATCGAAACCCTTCAGCCCTTCCAGAGCAGGCTCGGTCTTGACCTTTCCGCTGTTGTTCGGAATGACCAGTACCGTGTCACCGTCGAAGTCTGCGCCCGACAGACGCTCGGCTACCTTGTGGTGGATGCCGATTGCATCGGGTGCGTTTCCGAGGATGCGCTTTGCTTCGGGGTGACGGTTGTTCACCACGAGCTCGGGGATCTCGAACTTGCCGCCGTGCGGGTAGCGGATCAGTACGACCCGTTCCCCGTGACGATAGTTCGGTGCGTACACCTCGTTCTGCTTCATCGTGTTGATGGGCAGGATGACGTGCGAACCCTGGCGAGGCAGAGCAGCAGCCTTCAGGTGTACAGCCGAAGCGTCAGCGCCTTCGGAGAACTTGTTCAGCAGGTGCCGCCGAACAGTGGGGTTCTCCAGTTCCGCGATGCGTCGGAATTCAGACAGCTTGTTCTCGAATGCCAGATCCAGCTGGTGCCTGGCGAGCGAGGGAGGCTGTTTCGACAGCATCTGAGACGAGAGGCTCTTGGACCATTCGCCCCATCGGCCTTCCTCGTTGACGATGTTCATCACGGAGGAGAGACGCTCTTTACCGTCGGATCCCATTTCCTTGATCTGACGGCTGATGCTCGCACCGAACGGGTCGTCCTTGTCGATTTCGCCGGTGACCTTGTCCTTCTTCATCGGCTTCATCGCGTCGAGCTTGTTGCCCGTGTTCGACTTGTTCGTGTTGAACACGAGGTCTGCGCCGGACGGAAGGTCGTCGCGGTAGAGGGCCATACCCTTCAGGTAATGAGTACCGTCTACAGCGATTCGTACCTGGGCATAGCGCTTGCCGCCCAGGCTGATGTCCTTCACACCGGGGCGGACGTAGATGACACCGTCCGCATCCGTGCCGCCTTCCTCAGCGTAGCGGACCTTGACCCGCTTGGAGCTGATGGAGATGGGCGGCATGGGGATGTCATACGACCGACCGTGATCCGACGACTTGATCATCGGGGGCTGGATCAGACCGCGGTTCTTGTACGTCTCCCGATATTCTGTACCGGGTGCGGCGAGAACCTTGACCGACGTCTGCTTGCCGGTGCCGAGCTGCTCGACCTTGACGTAGTGGACCTCGTAGCCCTCGTCCTTGAGCAGTCCGACTGCAGACTTGAGCTTGTCGTACGAGATGTTCATGTGGAGCTCGACGCCCTTGCCGACGTCCAGGTACTTCTTGCGCTCCACCTGCTCACGCAGAACCGCGGTGGTCCGGGTGAGGATGTCGCTCTTTTCCTTGGCCCCCGGCTTGAGGAGTTCACGAACCGTAGATTCGGGCTTCCCCATCTTCTTGCCGATGGCGACGTTGGAGTAGCCGCGGTCCTTGAGCTGCTGTGCTCGGGCGATGTCGGCCTGCAGACGCTCCTGCTTGGCGACAGTGACCGTGGCCCGGAGTTCGGACGTGGTCATGTTCCATGCCTGGGCGATCTGCGTGTCGGTCATGCCCTGACCACGAGCCTTCTTCAGCTCGCTCTGAAAGCTGGTCGCTCGTGTGTACGGCGTCTCGCCGGAACCCCAGGGGTAGCGGCCGGACTTGCGCTTGATGCCGTAGTGGTAGAGGCGACCGCCGAACGCGTCTCTGTCGTAGCGGTCCGGGTCTTCGACGAGCTCCTGGTCTTTTACGATGTGCACTTAGTTCCCCGCCCTGTGTCTGTCGATGAGTGCGTCGGCCACCTGGATTCTGTCATAGACGAACGACAGTTCCTGTTGGTCGATGTCGAAGCAACGAACTTCGTCGCCCTGATAGATCCGGAGTTCGCCGACGACGTCGAACGGCTTGTACCCGTACTCGTGACAGAAGAGTCCGGAGTACACGTAGAGCTGTTTTTCAGTCGTCTTGGAGAACCCGGTCTTCAGGTCGTGAACTCGGAGGAAGTTGGTGTCCTCGTCGAACCCGATCGCATCCGCGGTCCCGTAGCAGTTGAAGCTGTAGAAGACCAGCTGCTCTGCCGTAAGACCGAAATCGATCGCGTCGTTCACGTACTGGGCGATGTTCTTGTTCTGAGGTGTGACCATGAGATGCAGGCCATCGTCAATCAGACGTGCCGCAGTTTCGTGGAGCCTGGTGCCCTTTGCAGCGGCCTCAGTGGTCCTCAGACGCTCGATCAGCTTCTCGTCGGTGTAGTTCAGCCAGTGCGGGGAAGAGGGGCTCAGGAACGCGTGTGTGCCGTCTAGGCGTACGTTCGCGTTACTGAACCGAAAGCGCTTCTCTGAGCGCATCAAGCACTTCCTTTTCGATCGAGGGGTAGATAAAGCGAGCGAACGCCATCCCATCCAGCTTCCGGACGTAGTAGTCCTGGTTGGGCTGTTTGGGAGAGCGCTCGCTCGCCTTCACCTCCAGCATGGCCCACCGATCTCCGTGCAGGATCAGGAGGTCGGGAATGCCTTGCAGGTACTCTGGGTCGTTCTTGAGGACGACGCAACCCGGGAAGAGCGTGCGGAGCTTTTTGATGAGCTTCGCCTGGTACTCCCTTTCTTGCATTCGTCTCTCCAATCGCGAATCGGCCCAGGCTTATTC